ATCTCATTAGACAATGCCTTAGATACATCTTCAGCACTTACATAACTTCTAGCCGTAGAGGGAATGTCTATTAAATTATTACTATCCTTAGCTTTTTTCTTTAAAAAAGCCAGTGGGTAAGACTGGTATTTATCTTTATCTATAGAATACTTAGTCAATTTATTTTTTTTACCATAAATAGTAGGGAATATAGATTTATCAGTATTTATTGTTCTTAAAGTTTCCCTATTTCTTGTTGTTTTAGTTTTAGGGTTTACTGCTCTATTAACTTCACTGTATTTTTTACTTTTAATTATTTTTTTAGCTGTATCTTTTGCTATTGTTGGAACTTTTATCTCTTTACCATTCTTCAACCCTTGAGGATTAGGTCCTCTTTTGGGTGGTGGTCCAAAACTTTTTTTATTGTACACTTCTATTGTTCCTTGCTATATCAGCACCTACCTTTGTAGCCGCTATCTTTGCTTTTGTATCTGCAACACGGATTCTTTCTGCTGCTTGGTCTTCCTGATCCTCTCTTTTCATCTTTTCAAGGTCAATTTTCTGGTCAAATTCTCCCATTTTACGCATTTCTTCCTGCTGGAACTCATCATTACGTCTTTGCATGTCCATCGCACGTAAATCAAGCTCTCTTTGCTTTAATTGTACCAACTCATCACCTTTTCCAGAAATTTCTTCTGCTTTTTGTAGCTCTTGAGTCAATTCTGCTGAACGTAGTGCCACCATACTATCAAATTCTACTTGAAAAAGCTGTGGATTTTGGTCTTTTAATGCCATTAAGTCTGGTCTTTCCGTTGTAATGATCGCTAACGCTTGTGCTCTTGATTTCATAGACACATGTTCTGCAACATGCGCATGTAAAAGTGCATAAACCATCGGATTTACCTGTACCATACGAGTATTTATGAACGCCATATGCGATACTATGTGCGCATCATGATTTTGTGTCGTAAAAGCTTGAGGAACTTGCATTCGTAAAGCTTCTGCATTCTCTAAAGATGGGTCTTTTGGTATTTTTGGCGGTTCTGGTCGCAAAATTTGGTCGATTTGCTTCGTGCCCAACGCTTCATAGATCCTGCGATATGCTTCACGCATGTTATGTATCTTAGGATTAGACTGCGCTACCTTTAACTGTTCCATCGCAAGTGTAATTCTTTGTGTTAAAGAAAAAATATTAGGATCTGCATACGGTATTACATCTATTTCAGGTGAAAAATCCGCTGCTTTGATAAATTGATTACCACCATAAGTAGCATAAGGATATACAGGAGGTAGATATTCTCCAAAAATTTCATGCATTAAATTAAATTCTGTTTTCATAGCATAATAACAACGCTTATGAATAGCACTCATGACCCGTGATCCACGTTCTAATAACGCTAATGTTGTGCCCACCGCTCTGTTTTGTGAATCTGTTCCTACAGACATATCTGCAATCGCTGCAAATCTTTGTCCTGCTTGTACAACAAAACCTAATAAATTCATTAATGTAGCACTAGGCTCTTTGAATGGTAACATCATAAACTGATCTTTGATATTGCCTCCTGGAGCGTCAACATCTCTAAACTCTCCTGGTTGAAAAGCTTGGTCATCATCTCTTACTCGTATGCCTCTTGATTTAAAACCAGCAGGTAAGTTTGATAATGTACCAGCATCTAATAATTGTCGAAGTGCAACCGTTGCTGTTTTAGATAAACCACCAATCATGTGAATTAAACCAAACCCATAAAAACCCAAACCTGGTAAAAATTTATAATGTACAAAATATTCTCTTCTTCTAAACAAATCATCATCTGGTCTATAGTTACGATAGATGCTTAGTATTTTTCCAGAGCCTTCATCAATCGTTACGATATACGGAATCTTTATTTTCTTTTCATCTTCATTAGTTGTGTATTCATCTAAATCTAAATGCACATGCATTTCTAAAATTTGAAATTGATAATCATCTGTTTGTGATGTTCTCGTTATTCCTTCTATCTCATTATACTTATCTTGAATATCATCATTATCATCATCTGTTTTTAATAAATCTACATCTCTATAAAAACCTGCTTTTTGTTTTTTGAATATTTCGTTCTCTGTCATTTTAACAATATGTGTTATTCTTTCACATTCTGTTAAGTGTGTTGTGTAATACGGTACAATCAAATCTTCAGCTGCAACAAATTTACTCACCGCTCTTTGCAGCACTTCATCATAGTACACTTTTTTAAAAGCAGATCCTGCTAAGGGTAGATAAAATAATAACTGGTCAAAGTCTGGTGTATACTCTTCCATCTTTGTTGTTATCATATAATTCATAAATTCTTTTACACGTTGAGCCTGTGCTTGTTTTTCCATATTGGTATCACCAACTACCATAGTTTTTACTGGTCCTTCTGGTGGTAACAATTCTTTATACGCTTGTGCTTGAAATTGTGTAACGGATTCTGAAAGTAATGGATGGGTTACTCCAGATGCTCCACGAAAAGGTTGACCCTCTTCACTATATTTAAACCCCAATAAATCTAAACCCGATACATACGACTTCTCCCAATCGCCTCTTGACTCTTTATCTTTTTTATAATCTGATACTAGCTGTCCTGATAATTCTGTAAGTTCAGAATCATCCATCTCATCTGCAATGTTTGTATAAAAATCTTCTTCGGTTTCTTCTTCTTGCATTGCCTCTTGATCCGTGCCTTCATCAATCATGACATCTACTTCTTCTTCCATTGGTTGATTCTGTTCTGGTTCTACCATCGCAGTTACTGATTCTTTTTCTTGAGCTGGAACTATAGCTTCAATGTTTTCTTCTTCAATCATAATATTTTTGTTTTCCTATTTTTACCTATCTTTACTTTGGCTGTTACAAAGCAACCTTTTTTTGCTCCCAGTGGTCTTCCTGTAATTGGTTGTAAAGGCATTGCAAATTGTTTTCTTATTCCATATTGTGCTCTTCTTTTATCTACATTTAAACGTCCCATGATATCATACTGGTGATCTGGTGGGGCCTGTTTTTTTCCTGTAATAGAAGCTAAAGGATTTTCAGGGTCAACACCTGATACTTTTGATAACAGTTTTGTTCTAGCTGCTGCACGATATTGATCACGTAAAGGATTACTTTCTGTTGTTACACCTTTTCCGTCTGTGTTTTTAGTGTCTTCTGTTGTTGTTTTTTTGACTGATGTATCATTTACTTTATTTGCTTCTTCTTTTTTTAAAGGTGTTTTTTTTGCTTTGTCTACTCCTTCTTTTAAAGCTTCAGATATTTTATCACTTACTTCTTTAGAAAAAGTTTTATTTTTTAAAGATTCGCCTCTTTTTATTTCTTCTTCAATTAATGCTTTGGTGTATTCGTTCATTTCGTCCTCAATAATATTTATATTCTTTGGGCGGTAAATCTATATCATCTTTATAATCTGAATATAATTCAATAAAGTGTCCCTGTCTATATCTTAACACTGCTTGAGTGGTACTGTCTACATAGTCATCGTTGGCACCATGTGGAAAACTTGCACATTCATCTATCACATCTTCTGCAAATTTTTCACCATGTGGATACCATACCTGACCACTTTCAAATATAGGAGCACACGAATTTATTCTGGTAAATTTGTCATTACCTTTACTTGGTGTAAATGGAACTACTGGTATACCCATCCTTCTAAACTCTTGCGTTAAAGGTTCTCCACTTGCTTTTTGCTCAATGACTATTGTTTCAGGTTCCCAGTATCGGTACGCATCTAACGCCACCGCTTTTAATTCTGGAAAATCATATTTACCACGGATCGCATCTAATAAAATCATATGTGGTGCGCCTCCTTCATCTGGAGAAAAAACACCCCAAGTCGTTATCGCAGAATAGTCTGCTGTTTCTTTTTTACTAAAAGCTGTGTCATAACTTTGTATGACATGTTGTAAATTAGGAATGCCATCTCGTTTCCATTCTTGCCACCACTCTCTTTTTAAAATAGCTCCTTCATCAGAAGTTGGCTCTTGCATATATTGTGCACTCCAGTTTCTGACAGGAATAGATGCTTTTACTTTTTCTAAATCATCTAGTTCCCAATACTCAGGCCATACTGGATTACCTGAAGGTAGTATTGCAGGGAAACTAATTTGTCTCCATTTATCTGCTTTAGGTTCCGTTTGAGCCTTGAGCAATCTTCCTGTTAAATCATCTTCCGCCCATCTGGTCATGACTAAAAGTATCGAGCCTCCAGGTTGTAATCTTTGTCTGGGTCCTGAAGTATACCATTCATAAGCACGCTCCATTGCCATATCTGACATGGCATCTTGTTCCGTGTGTGGATCGTCAATAATCAGTAAGTCCGCTCCACGACCCGTGATTGATGCACCAACTCCAGCAGCATAATACTCACCACCATGATTTGTTTCCCATCGTCCTTTTGCTTTAGAGTCTTCACGTAATTTTACATCCCCGAAAATTTGTTTGTATTCAGATGAATCTATAATGTTACGAACCTTACTTCCAAATCGAACCGCTAATTCTGTGTTATGGGACACTTGCATAATTTTCATTTTTGGATTCTTACCAATGATCCATGCTGGGAAGTACACCGATGCAAATTCTGACTTAGTATGTCTTGGAGGCATATTAATTATGAGCCTCCCTTTTTTATCTTTGGAAACACTAGTAAACTCGTCAGCTATAATTTGATGATGGCCCCACTTACTTTTTTCTTTTTCTTTTCTACAAATAAAATCAGTCCATATGTCTTGAACAAAATATAAAAAATTATCTTGGCACAGTTTTATGTGTTGAATGTGTAGTTTTTCTACCTGTAATCGTAGCTGTTCTGTAGTAAGCAAATCAGACTTCATACTTACTTATAACCTAACTAGAATAAAATCTCAATATTTGTATTTATATAACTTAGCCTTTAGTGCTGTAAAGACACCGCAGCCTCGTCTGGGTGGTAAAAAAAAAGCCCACCGATGAAAGTGGGCTGTAATATGAGCCTTGGAAAAATGAGGGGACTTGCACCCCTCTAGGACTTAATCAAGTTTATTGATATCTTTTAAGTATGCCTCCTCTTTATCATTGTAGTAATAAATTATTTGGCATTCTTTATTTAAATATGTATCACTTATTTTATAAGCCAACATACTATCCTTTGGAGTTCTTACAACTTCACTACCAAAGTATAATTTATAATTTGGATTACCGTTTATTGAATTGTTAAGCCTTTTAATCCCTGTTAGTTTTTTAATTGCGTTAAACATTACCATACCTCACAAGTTATTAAGTAAGTAATAAATAGGGATACAATAGCAAATATAAAACTAATTGACCAAACTAAGACACCTACAAATATTTCTAACTGTTGAGCTACATAAAATAAATCCCAAGCGATAACCCCAGACAATACGGCAAGGGCAAAGCCAACAACAGTTACAAAAATCTTTTTTCTTTTTTGTCTTCTCTCTTCTGCGTAAATATTGTTATACATTTTAAATCCTTTCTTGGGGGGCTAACGCCCCCCTGTTATATTAGTCTTTGTCGTTAAGAATACTAAAATAAGTATTCATAGTATGCTGAGCATTTTGTAGATGGGTTTGAATATCTTCTAAAGTATCGAAGTGACCGTCCCCTAACATATCATCAATTTTTTCTAGGTCTTCGCTATGCTCTAAATCTGCCATTACATCTTCAATAGCATAAACGGCTTCGTCAATAGCGTTAATTGCTGTTTCAAAGTCTTTAAGGCTTGAGCCTAATAAGTCTTTTAATTTGTTTTTTGTTATAGTCATTTTTAGTCCTTTCTGTTTGTTAATATGTATACATATTATCTTATTATAATAAGAAATACAAGTATTTATTTAAACTTTTTTACCTATACGTTGTATAGGAATATCCTATAATGATGGGATACAACCCCCCTTGGGGGCGGAACAAAACAAGAACAAACAAGCAGGTGGCACTATAGAACAAAACAAGAACAACTGTATACTGTATGTTCTATATATATATTTAATAGAGAATTACTGTAGAGAATTACTGTAGAGATCTGGTAGAGAGTCAAGGGGGCTAACGCCCCCTTGGTTTTACTTACTAAAAAATTTTTTAGTTAGTGCTTCACTGCGGTACTGTTTAGCAGATGGTAAATTAGCCATATGATTTAAGGCTGCATTTTTATCGGCAAACCACAGCACGCCGCCACCAACTCTAAAGAACTGATTTGACTCTAAAGTAACTTTTTTTACTTCCTTCTCTCTAGCGTCATCAGTGTCTACATAGTTTTCTGGCACTTCATATAATGTAACTTTTTTCATTTTAATCCTTTCTGGGGGGCGTTAGCCCCCCTGGTTAGTTAATCTTGCAGCGAGCTTGTATACTCTCTGCACTCATAATAATTGTTGAACCACTTAGCATTAGTAGTCCATTTGCCGAAGGGCGAGTCGTCACCAGCCAAGTAACTTGGTAAGTCATACTTACTGTCATTCCACTGGCTGTTTATAGCCTGGAAAAATTCAGCTGGTGTATAGCTCACCATCTCTTGACCGTAACCACAATTAAAGGAAACCCAGAACCTGTTACCCTCAAGTATATCAGCTTGAGTCGCACCAGATGCCTTTTTAAACAAGTCAAGTTTTTTAAACCTGTCTTGAAGTTTTTTAGTGGTAGTCACTTTAGTCATATTAATCACCGTCCTTTCTGTTTGTTAATATATACATATATTACCATGATAGTGGGATAGGGTCAACCTATATCTTTTATAGGAATATCCTATAATGGTGGGATATTATCTTACAGTGTATATTATATATTATATAGTATATAGTACTAAGCCCCGAAGGGGCGGAACAAAAGGTGAACAAAAAAAATGTATTTTTTATTTGACAACTACTATAATCTTATGCTAATATGATATCATATTAAATATAACAGAAAGGATTAATATGAAAGCGTACAAAAAAATAAATGATATTAGTAAGCATTGCCAATATCAATTAAGTTCACAGGGGTTAGGTTTACAAGGTGATATTGTTCACGCTAGTATGACTGACTTCGCTTGGAAACTTGTCGAGTTCATTAGATACGAGGTTGATGAGAAACTTGGCGAGGACTTAAACGACAAATGGTCTAACATTGCAAAGTTAAATAAGTAATGTTGTACAAGCAATTAAAAAGATATAACAATTTTAGCGTCCTTAAAGGGGACGCTAAAATTCTGGTTGAATTTCTTACGACTCACGCTCTATACAAACTAAAAGAAAAACAGTTAATTGAATGTAAGGATAATGTAAGAAGTTTATTTTTAAAATACGGTTGTAAGGTTTTTAATTTACCTCATGAAAATGAACTTAAAAAAATAAGTTTAGAAACGGTACAACGTAAACATGATATAGATAAAGAACGATTAAAGAAACTATATCCAGAAGTTTATAAGGACTGTTTAAAGACTGTTTCTTACAATAAGATTACAATTAAATAAATAACCAGGGGGTTCACGCCCCCTTTTTTTTGATCCATTTTATTATTATTATATATGAGATTATAAAAAAAATTCGCCTTTAATATTATATTATACGGTAGAGATTTACTGTAGAGATTCACTCTATATATATTATTATATATATGAGATTATAAAAAAGCTTTTATATTATGCGGTAGAGATTCGGTAGAGATTCACTAAAAAAAAAGGCTGTTAAAAAACAGCCTTTAATATTAGGTAGATTATTGCTACTACAATAATAATTTTAATCATTTAATTTTTTCAATTATTATATTTGAATCATTGAAGTTATAACATGCCATGCACTCTTTACATTTTTGATAGCAATTAATATTTTTGTTATCTTTAGTAATCACGTTAAAAACTTTATCAAAAAACTGTGGTACAGTATTTATAATTTTATCTTTTATAGGGTTACTATAAATTAAAATTATATTGGCTGGTCTATTTATTTTTGATAAAACTTTTTTTACAATAGTTGCTCTTTTAGTGTATACAACTATTTTAGTATCTGGATTTTTCTTAGCAATATTAATTACGTTTAAAAAATGGTTTTCATTGTTTAATTCACCATGTGAATTTATACGTAATATAGTAGTGAATAATTTAGGCAATAGATCCCACTCTATAAGATTACTTAATCGCTCTAAATTTCTTTTAAATAAAGGTATACAATTTTTTCTGAATGTTCTTAGCATACGTTGAGAATAACAACCTTTATCTTTTTTATTACTACAAATAATATTAGGGTTTTTACTGTTAAACATCGCATTGCAAAAATCAATACTAGTCGTATCCGTGTTTAATGAATCTAGTCCAAGCATTTTTCCAGATCCTTTAGATATATGTAAATAAGTCATTTTAATCCTTTCCTGTTTATTATCTTATTATAATAAAATATGGTAAGATTGCAAACTTTTTTTTATTCGCTGCACAAGAGAACAAAACAAGAACATTTATAGAATATTTACAGAATAGACAATATTAATTTTTCTAAATTAATGTTATTTGAGATTTGTGATATGTGAATATCTGGTAGAGTTTTACTATATGGTAGAGATCTACTATCTGGTAGAGTTTCACTATCCAGTAGAGATTTACTATCTGGTAGAGTTTTGGTCATTGGGTCATGGATCTTGAGAATTTCGAAGCCTCTCTGCAAGGTACTTGCAACCAAGATGAAAACTTTACCCCCAGATCTAATATGTTTTAAATGCCAATTGATTTGATAATTTGATAAACCACAATTCTTACCCAATTTAGACTTTAATTCTAACCAGAAGGAATGCCCTTCTACCATGCAGTAAACGTCTGGAATACCTCGTACTCCAGTACTACTTTCAATACGAGTAAGATGCCATTTATTCTTTTTTGCCAATAGGTTAAGTTTTTTCCAAAGTGCGCTTTCTTTCATAAGATATAGTTTATATTTTTTTAATTTTAATTTCAATAAGTGTTGACATTATTTGTCTTATGATGATAATAAAAGATAAGAGTATATTAATAATTTAATTAGGAGTAAAATAATGAATGTAAAAATAGCAATTGAAATATTAAGTCAGATTAAAGATAAAACTTTACCTATAAAATTATCTGTACCAAATGAAGACGGAGAGAATCCTAACTTTTGGTTACACAGTATATTTGTGCATAACAAAGGTGATTCTGGTTATGAACAAAATGGCGAAGTAGAACTATGGGGGGAAGAATAATGTCAGCAGATTACATTTATAAAAAGAAGGACGGCACTACCATCAGTTGTTATGGCAAGGCTTCAGAAGTTTTAAACGGCAATCTCGGTATGATCATAAAGTTTGATTATTCTGGTAATTGGGGTTTATTAGATGTCACTCAATCCAAGAAGTTAAAAGAAACCGATCCAAATAGTTATTATATGGTTTGGGAAGGTAAAGATTTTAAAAGTAAACAAGAAGCAGAGGAATACAGAAATAACTACAAGGGTGATTCAAAGCTTGTAATTAAAAATATGGAGAATTGGGAAGGTGCTGAAATATTTGGCGAGGAAATAGCTTGGGACGGATTAACTGAAGAAGAGTTTGAGTCCGAGTATGAAAAGACTTGTACTGATAAAAGCAGACCTCAAACTTGGAAGCAGATCTGTATCCATATTGAAGATTGGGAACTAAGACAAAAAATAAGACCTTTAGTAACTGAATTGGAGGGTTGTTAAATGACACCATCAAACACAATAAAAAGATTAGAAATGTATATTAAGTATTGGGAAAAAAGTGTAGATGTTCAAAAAAGTTTGAACAGACTTAAACAACAATGCACAGAGGTATCTCAAGTTATAGAACTTGGTCAGATACAACAAATGGTTTTAGATATGGATAAGGTAATTACTAACCTAAATGATATTGATAAAACTGATGCAGAAGAATTAGATCGATATATTAATCAACAAGCTGATTTATTTAAGGAGAAACAAAATGGCTAAAATAAAAAGTTTTTTAATGGAAGCAGAAGAGTATTTTTACGATTGTTTAAATACTGAAGGTTTAACTAATGATCAAGCACTAGCTTATGTAGAAACTAAATTTGGATCTATGGGTAAAGATCATTGTATAGAATTACTTAAAGAATTTAATGATCCAGATATTGCAACACCAACACCAGATGATTGGAGGTAATAGATGATAAAAGGTAAAGTAAAAAAACTATCTACACAAAAACAAATAGATTTAGTGCGAGATAAACTATTAGATTTGATGGAAAGTATTCAAGATGATGTTGAAGTGCCTAACTTTATTTATAGTGCAATATATACAGTTACTGAATTGACATACGATACTGCGCCTAATCCTAATCAGGCGCAATTGTTAATGATGAATAGTATTATGGCGCATTTAGAACACCGAGAAGACATAGATAAAGATCCGTATGTAACTAAACTACAAAAGAAGCGAGGTAAAAATGCAAAGTAAATTAGTAACATTTGAAATAGCCAATGGAGAATATACAAACAACCAATATGCGATCTTCACTAATATGTCAGATGATTGGACTAATAAAGAAATGATCAAAGAAGTTTATGGTATAGATGATGACGATACTTGGGATAGTGAACACGAGTTACTAGAATTGGCATATGGTAGTCAAGTAAAAGTATATTCAATTGATAACATTACAGACGAAGAAGCAAAAGTATTGAAAAAGTTTCATATTGCTTTTGATGTTTGGCAGAATTTACATAACCCAGATTAGGAGGAAAACAATGAAAATGAATGATAGCGATTTCCATAATACTGATAGTGAACTACCACACTTTTTATCTCAAATATTAGATATACATATTAATTGGCAAGATGAAAAGAGGTAGATAACTATCACGATTTTAGGAATAAGTTTGTTGAGTTAGTAGAAAAATATTATTTATTAGAAGGGAGTAAGTAATGGATAGAAGTAAATGCTTTAGAGATTTCATTTGTGAATTATCTAGACGACTAGCAGATGAATCTGATTATGAAACGGAGTTAGCGCCTAAACTTCAAGAACTATTAAATATGACTGGGTGGATTGTAGGAGAAGCTTGGGAAAATGGTTTAGGTGGTATCTTTAAAGGTAAATATGCTTTGATGTTACTGACAGATAAAGGGTGGGTAGCTGACGGCATATATTCAAAAGAAGATGCAGAATATTATTTAGAAGAGAGAAAAGAAGAACAACCAAATATTAATATTAAAATAGAAAGGGTTAAATGATGCAAAAAGAAAAAGTAGAATTTTTTAAAACTTTAGTTTCTGAAATTCACATAAAAAAATATACACAAGAAGAATTTGTAGAAATAGTAAATACAATATATCAAGAATTGCAGGATAACGATAATTCAAAACCTCAATACACTTATGTTTATGGAGATGAGTGTAATGATATATGGGATCGTTTTAATATGACTGTAAGAGATGATAATGATCGTATTAAATTGAAGTTTGTTGCGTTTCAAGGGGAGGGATCTTATGACTGATAGTAATCTAAAATATAGATACGATAATTTAGAAATACAATTATTTGAACAAATTGAAAAAAATAAAAAGTTAGAAGAAAAGTACGAACAGTTAGCAGAACAATTAGTCGGAGATGATGCTACAGATAGGTACACCCATCAAGAGTTAATTAATGAAGTAAACAGATTAAAAGATATAGAGGAGAATGAAAATGAGTAAAGAATATAAATACACTTACAGATTTAGTGAGCAAACTGTTGATGTAAGATATTACAAAGTAGAATCTAATAAAAAACTTACCAGATCAGAAATGCAAGACATAGCTTGGTCTGTAGAACAGACTGAGGGAGAAACTTACACCGATAAAGATGGTAAGGCTACATTTGGTGGTACTGAATATGGAGATGATGCGCAGTATCAAATGGAGGAAGGATCTGAAAACTTATTAGATGGAGATGATTATGACTGGTAAAATATTTTTGCCTATGAATGAGTATATAGCATACTCTAATGATCAAGCAGATAAAATTATGCAAAAAATATATGGTAAGGATTATGATAATTTTATTGTTTACAGTAAGACTCACCCAGATATTAGTTTTACAGAAGAAGGTCAAGATATCTACAATGAAATTATTGATAAAGTAGAAGAGTTTCTTGCTGATGTAGGTATCTACCCAGAATCAGAGGAGGATAGATTAAATGTCATACCAAGATAATGAAATATTAAAAGCATTAAAAGAAGCAAGTGTATCTATTGCGTGTTGTTTAGATGATCTTAGCGCAGTAACAAAAGAAGATCTTGAACATATACAAAAACAAATAACGATATTAGAAAATAACTTAGATCCATTTTATGTGGAGGAATTGGAGAATATGAAAAATGAGTGAAGATATTAATAAAATATTAAATACATTTAAAGATGGAGTAGCTGATGGTTTACTTATCGGTAGAAGAGAAGAGCCTACTGCCAAAAAAAATAATTATTATTACTATTATAAGCAAGGTTATGACTTTGGCATAACTTTATGGAATGAAAAAGAATAGGGAGAATTTAAATGAAAAATAAATATGAATTAGGATTGTTAGCTATTTCTGGAGATTGTGCTGAAGGAGGTATGTCCAATAAAGCTGATTTTATTAAGTTTTCAGATAAGTATATAAATCTTATAAAAAACTACTTAAGAAATCAATTAGAATTAGAATTATTTACTTTAGATAATGATATTTTAGACAAGTCATTTAGTAAATTAGTAAAGGAACATAATAACTTAGGTAATAAGCTAATTGATGTAGGAGTATTCAAACATAAGTGGCATAAAAGAACTTACTGGAGTTTAGATGAGGAGAATGAAAATGTGTAGCTTTATGGATATAGATGATGAAAAAA